AGTTTGGCAGGCAGTGGCGGCAGATGGCTCGATGGACGTAGGCAAGGCAGCCGAGTACATCCAGAACCATCGCAATGAGATGCGGCAACAATACAGGAGCGAGGCAAACTCTGAGATCGAAGAGCTCAAGGCCAAGCTGGCTCAAGCGGAAAAGGCTGCTGAAGAGCAGAAGACCTTCCGCCGACCCAGCGCAACGGCTGCGGCTCCGACTCCAGAGCAAGGCAGGCCTCGCACTGTAGCCGACGCCACCGCAGCGTTTGCTGAAGCGCTTAAGGAGCGAGCGTCGTTCTAACCAATCTTTAGTGAAGGAGAGGCATCATGCCAGCAACAGTAGGTATTAACGGAGCCGGTACTTTCGGCCCCATGCTCAAAGAGTTCTATCAAGGCCCAGTGGCCGAGCAGATCAACAACCGCGTCTGGATGCGCGAGTACTTCCAAAAGAAGTCGAAGGGTTGGTCCGGCAAGCAGATGGTCATCCCTGTCCACATCGGACGCAACAGCGGCGTTGGCTTCCAGGGCGAGATGCCTGGTGCGCTTCCGACCGCCGGTCAGCAGCAGTATGCGGACCTCCGCATCAACAGCCACAGCTCCTACGGGCGCTTTCAGGTCAGTGGTCTCGCGATGGACACTGCCACCACGGCTGGTGCTGGCGCTTTTGCTGGCGTGATGAGTGAGGAGATGGACCGCCTCGTGCGCGATGTCTCCAACAACGAGAACGCCATCAACATCTTTGGTGGTCCGACCAAGGGGCTCCTCAACCAGCGGCGGGCTGGCACGGCGACCCCGGCGGCAGTGCAGGTTCGCGGCAATCTCGCGAGTTTCTCTGTCGCGCAGGTCTGGCAGTACCAGGGCGACTTCAGCTACTTCGACGGCACCCGAACAGGTGTCGCGGTGGACGCTGCCACCATCGATACGTGGGTCAAGGTCGAACTGGTCAACCTCGACACCTATGAGTTGGTCGCGTGGGCTGGTGGCAACAACAATGTGATGGTCACGGCCTTCAGCGCAGATCGCACCAACCCGACGATCACGCTTCGGTATGGCGACGACTCTGCTGGCGCGCAGAACTTCGACCTCTCGACCGTCGCCAACCAGGCCGCCATCGGAATCCGCATCGCCGGTGACCGCGCTGTCGACAGCGCACCGGTCCCGTTCGGGCAGGACCCGGCGACATGGGGCGATGGTGTTGTTGGCTCTGCTGCGAGCCTGCTGGGCGCGCAGAACATCATCGCCAACCAGTCTCGCGGACTGTTCGAGAACCTTGCCAGCCAGAATCACTTCGGCAACGACCGAACGACGGCGACCGGTGGCGCAGCCGCTATCCTTCAGAGCACTATCGTCACGCACGACGTGGGCAACGGAGACCGCACCAACGCTGGTGCCGACCTGAGCCTCGAGCGCTTGCAGTACATGATGGACATCATGATGCAGGACGCGGGTGTCGATGCCGATGTGATGGTGATGAACGCTCTCATGCGTCATCGCTACACGGTGCAGCTGACGGGTGTTCTTGGCGCGACTGGTGCGAGTGGAGGCTACTCCAACGTCTCGGTCGACGGCTCGAGCGGCAAGCTGATGGACAACCAGCAGAACCTGGCCTACGGCGGTGTGAAGTTCCAGTACGACCGGCACTTCCCGGTTTCGACTATTGCGCTCTTGCACAGCAAGGACTGGCTCTTGGCTGAGCTTGCTACCGGCCAGTTTGCAGACGAGGACGGAAACGTCCTCTTCCGCGTGGCTGGACAGGACGCCTACGAGGGCTTCTGGAAGCACCGGTACAACATCTGCTGCAAGCGGCCTAACGCTCAGGTCATCCTGACTGGCATTACGCCTACCTAGCCCCCCGGCAAGGTGTAGAGGCGCAGCGTCGATCCCCTTGGCGCTGCGCCTCTTTCTATATATGCAAACAATCTTCTACTTCATCGCGTCTGTTGTGCTCATCGAGGCTGGCTACTTCTTGTGGCTGCTCATCGACAGAGAGCGATCTCTGCGGCAAGATGATGTTGCTGATATAGGTTTGCTCGACTCTATTCGGGAGGAGTTTCGCGATGGTTAGCTTTGCAGATCCTCAGAGGGCGGCTCAGATACGCCAGCAAGCCGCGCAGAGGGCGCAGCAGGCGCATGAGTCTAAGTTTGGCTTTGACGACTTCCTGACTAAGATCTTGCTCCCGGTGGGCCTTGGTATCGCAACCGGAGTGACCGGCGGGATGGCTGCTCCGGCAGCAGCTGGGGCAGTGGGCGCGGCGGCAGGAACGGCTGGGTCCGTCGGAGCAGGCCTCGCTGGAGGTGCAGCCGGCCTGGCGGCTGGCCAGCAGATTGGCCAAGGGATTGAGAGTTTGGCAGCGGGAGACGCAGGGGTTGGTGTGGCCCAACTCGCTGGCGGACTGGCAAGAGGTGCCGGCGAGTTTATGCCCGAGACCACACCGGAAGCCCCTCCGGCTTTGCCCAACGTGCCAAACTACGCGGAGCAGTACGAAGCGCTTCGAGCGTCCAGGATGCGCCCAGTTGGCGCTCGGTTCTTCAACTTTGGGGACCTCCGGTAATGGCGAAGTTCCCAACAGACATGCAGTCGCGCATCTCCCGGTCAAAGAGTGAGCGCACCAGGCAGGACAGGGAGTGGTCGGCAGCTATCCGAATGCTGCGCGGAGACCAGTGGCTGTATTGGGACAAGCGAGCCAAACGCTATGGGGAGGTGCCCCGAGCTCCGCAGCAGGTCCGCGTTACCGTCAACCAGATGATGAACATCGAGCGTAGCATCCTCTCAAGACTGACGCTCAACACGCCGACTCCGGTGGTTATCCCGGCAAGCGATACCATTGACGACATCACTAAGGCCACGGCTTCAGAGATGGCGCTCAGGTACTTCTGGCTCTCCGAAAAGCAGACCCGAAAGTGGCAAGAGTGTATTCGGTGGATGTGCCAGACAGGCAACTGCGGACTCCACACCTACTACGAGCCAGCATACGAGGTCACAAAGGCCGCTGACTCCATGCCAGGTGACGAGGAGCTTGAGGGGCCGAAGCCTGACAAGGTTGTTGGCGGCAAGAAGGTCATGGGCAAGGTGCGTTGTGATGTCATCAGCCCGCTGAACATGTTCTACGAGCCCGGCGTTCACTCGCCGGACGAAGCCCGGTGGGTTGCTATTCGGAGCTACTCAACGAAGGCCGAACTCAAGGACACCTATCCTGACAAGGCTGACAAGATTGAGCAGCTGAGCCCTGACTCACAAGAGCACAGGTACGCTTTTCAGGACTATGTCCCCGATGGCCGACTCGAGGTCTACGAGGTCTATTGGAAGGACGGACGACACGCCATCCTGTGCGGGGACTTGTACCTGCAAACAGAGTTCAGTGAAGACGTGCGAGACACCTTCCCTGTGCGCTTGGTGCGATACCATGTCATCGAGGGAGACCTCTGGGGCCAGGGTCCGATGGTCCAGATCGCCGACCTCCAACAGCTGTACAACCGCACTCGAACGCAGATCCATGCGAACGTGCGCCTTATGGGCAACCCGCCTTGGCTGATCCCGCGCACCGCTGATGTCCGAAAGGGCACCATCATGAACAAGCCTGGGGGCGTCATCCGGTTTACGCCTGGCGGCGGAGCCCCCTCGCCAGCAGCGCCACAGCAACTTCCGGCCCACGTAGTCCGGGAGCCTGCCCTTCTGCGCGAAGAGATGAGCGACGTTGCCGGTGCTCACGGGGCCACTCTTGGCCGACGAGAGGCTGGTGTTAAGAGCGGCGTGCATGCTCGGACGCTGACGCAGCAGGACTCCGCCCAGTTGCTTGCAACTCAGCAGGAGGTTGTGGCTGCGGTTGAGGACACCATGATGACGGCGCTCATGCTGATGAAGCGGCACTACACTGAGCGGAGAGTCATCAAGATGCTGGACAGCGCAGGAGCTCCAGCGTGGAAGGCTATCTCGAACACTGACATCGTCGACAACCCTGAGATCTACGTCGACGGCAACACGCTCTTCAAGCTCGACGCTGCCAACCGTGAGTCTCGAGTGCTTGAGATGACGCAGCTCGGACTCATGACGCCTGAGGAGGCGCGAGACGCGATTAGCTTCCGCACCTTCGACAAGCGCATCACTGAGGAGTTTGTGCAGATCAGCCACTTCAGGGACATGCTGCAAGCGGTCATCTTGGGCGAGAAGATCCAAGTGCTACCGACAGACAACCTGGACGCCTTTACAAAGGTGTTCACCGAGTTTGTCCAGTCGCCTCCGTACTACGACCTTCCGCCAGGGACTCAGGACTACATCGCCCAGCTAATCGTTGATGTCAGCATGTTCGGAGCTCCTGAGCAGCAGTGGCAAGCTGCCTCAGACATCAAGACGGTTGCGCCGCACCAGTCGCCAAAACAAACCGCGCCACAGATGATGCCGGTGGCGCAGGCATCGCCGCCCATGGACCCAATGGAGCAGACCCCGATGCCAACCGAGGGTCAGAACCTGCCGGGATTACCTAGCGCTATCTCGTCTATGCAGGGAGGCGGAGGATGACAGTCGCCGAAGTAGCAGCCATGTTCCGAGTGTACATGGATGAGCCCGACAAGACCTTTGTCAACGACGCGCAGCTGTCGACATGGCTTGCGAGCGCTTATGACGACTTCAGGTCTATCGTCACAGAGATGGACCCGCACATCTATCTGCGCCAGCAGGTGTATTCGCTGTCGAACGCAAGGACGCTTGACCTTGCCACCTCGGCACCGGCCATCCTTGGCTCGACAGCTGCTGCCGGCACCAGGCTTTACCAACTCGTGAACATCTACACGATTGAAAGCACGACGCAGCCGAACAACATTGTCGCGAGTCTTGAGCCGTCGCTGTCGGTTACAAGCACCTACGACTCCAGGTCGAACTACACGCTTCAGGGGACGCAGTTGACGTTCCCAGAGGCGGTGACGATGGACATCAGGATTGACTACATCCCTGAGCCAAACATCAACTGGGGCGGCCTCGGTGCTGATTACATCGACGACCTCAACAGGTTTCACGACATCATCGCGCTGCTTGCGTATCTGCAATACGCGATTGTTGACGTGGCCCCGAACAATGAGCTCAACGGGCAGCTAGCGCGTCGCGTTGAGCAGCTGCGGGCGTACCTCGAGGGCCGCGCAGGCGGGATTGTGGAGCGCGTCGTTGACGTAAGGTGGATGTAGATGGCGGTTAAGTACGACGAGGTGGAGATCCTCGGAGGGGGCATCAAGTACGACCGTCCATCCAAGGGGAGCTTCGCGCTTAACCTAGTGCGCCGCCACGGTGCGTGGGAAGTGCGCCAAGGTTTTGGTCAGCTTGCTCAGTACGACACCCGCATTACCAATAACGTCAAGACCATTGATGGCAACTGGGGATATCAGAAGCACCTTGGTAGCTACGTTATGCAGACGGACTTTGGTCACGAGCAGATAATCAGCGTGTTTAAGGCCAGGGTGTACACGTCTGAGGTCCACGACGAGCGCGCCCAAATTGCCAACATCTACGTCGTCAGCATCTACGACACGACAACTCGAGAGAGGTGGGAAGAGCCGCTATATAGGCACACGTCCGAGTCTGGCCTGACCAGCAAAGATAACCACCTCAGGAAGGGCCACTACGAGACAAATAGGGAGCGCGATTACCAGGCGTGGTTAATCGCCACGTCAGAGGACACGTTCTCTTTTGCGGAGGTCAGGGACACTGTCTACTTTGGCTCGCCTGGCACCCACCTGTACGCATATACCCCATGCACCTTCCGAGGCAACCGGCGGAGGTTTGTGTCCGGGGCGCATGACAGGGCATGGGCACCTCCTTACTCGGAGTCGTCGATGGTGTGGAGGGTGCAGCCGTCTCCGGGCGCAGACATCGATGTCTATGGCGTTGAGGGGTACAGGACATCTTCAGGGATCCCGTCACCACAGGCGCTTATCACTTGGGGCGGAAGGCTTGTCATTGCGGGCAACGACAGGGAGGTGTTCTTTTCTCAGAAGGATATGCCCACGGCCTACATCGACCTTGATGTTGTTGTTATCCCAACCGAGGGCTCAATCACTGCGATGGCGGCGATGGGCCAGAGCATCTACGTGTTTACCGAGACAGAGACGTTTTTCTACCAGCCAGCGACAAGGTCTGGCGACCCGCTCGCGTCACAGGGGATGGAGGCTGTGCTGGTGTCTGACACCATCGGGTGCGTGTCACAGTCGTGTGTGACCAAGACAGACAACGCCGTCATATGGGTAAGCAGCACTGGCGTCCATGTATCTGGGACACCAATGGATATCCAGACAATCTCAGACCCGATTGCTCCGTTCTTCACCGACTTCCTGACAGACCCGATGACCACGTTCTTTGCTGCACAAACGGCGCATACGGGCTCAATCAACACGCGACTAAAGCAGCGCAACAGCGTCATCACGCCAAACATGGCTGGTGCATCGGCCGCCTATAGCGAGAAGCTCACGGCGCTGCTCGTTACGCTCCCAGAGGAAAATGTCACTCTGTGCCACTCTGGCGGTGAGTGGTCACTGTGGACGTATCAGTCCAACACGGGCGAGGATGCGTTTGTGCCCGATGTCGGGGCCGGGGCGATTGAGCGCATATCCTACCCGTGGCTCTTGTGCAGGGACCAAAGCCTATACCTCGTAGGCTCGGTGGAGCTCGGCTCTTTCTACGACCAGGCAAGGTACGCCGGGACGGTAGATGTTGACGACGATGCCACTTCTCGTTCGGCGTATCTTCTTGAGTACGGTCGCGGCGGAGCTATCGACAGAAGCGTTGACGACGAAGACGAGCGCACACTTACGGGCAAGTTTGTCTACTATGCGACCGGCGCGGCTTCAAACAGTTACGCACCCATACTTGTCTTGGGCGAGTGGTTGCCTGTTGAGCAGCAGTACAAGTTCCAAGGCCTTTCGTCTGGCGCCCCGACCGGGGAGTCGGCTCCCTCTGCGCCCAATAAGACGTTCCTTGTGCCTGTTTATATTGTTCCGGGGCCAGGCGTTACCGGCGCCGCGACGATCAGCCAGTATCATCGGATCAGGATACGATTCTTCTTTGATGCAACGAAGTGGCGTCCGGTCTTTGACGACGCGACAACGTCGACAGACATCAACCTGATATACCCACCAGAGCGCATGGCGTCGTCAGCTGGGTGGGTAAAGCGCAAGTGCGAAGATGGCGCAGGCGCAGCCGCCAGAAACGGCCTTGAGATTAACCTTGAGTGGCTTGGGTCAAGCGGTGGTCACAACCTTGGGCCAGCTATGAATGTGGCCCCCAATAAACTCAACCTGCTGTGCTACATACCGATGATGACCATCGCGAATGCAGATGTTTCAGGCATGGGCATCACCCAGGCGACGACAACGCCAGCGGGATACACCGCCAACTGGTGCGAGGTTCAGGACGGGGGCGTGCCCGCAGTTCACGCAGCACCTGAGGTGCTGGTGTGGAGGCAGTGGCGCATATTCAACACAAACAAGGAAGACAATGTCTCGAGGCCGGTGGACTGGGCCTACATGTCTGAAGATGTTGGCCTGCCTGAAGACGCTCGCGTTAAGGGCCGAGGGGTCTCGGCAAGGTTGTTGAGCCACGGTGTCGGCACTGACGTTACCGGGTCGTGGACGCAGAGCATCTTTAACACCATGCTCGCGGCGGACCTAAAGACGTGGACACCGCAGGTCTTGGACTACCTTGGCAACCCGACCTCATACACAGGCCCGGTGAGCATCAAGAGCAACCTGTACCCCACAGCCGAGGTACACAACACCCTTAGGGATAGGGTGCAAGACGGGGCAGGGGCGCTTATCAGGCCGACGTATGGATCGGGGGCCGTGTATGGCAACGAGGCCACGCAGTCGTTTGAGGCGAACACCTACCTAATTGGCGACGAGCAGGTGGATGAGATCACCACCTCCGAGTCCATGAAGGGCAACAGCGTTGCAATGATGCTGTTCGGCTTTATGCGCAACCCGGCAGAACGACTGAAACTCGAGAGCGTTAAGCTGCTCTTCCGCATAGTCGGCGTTGGTCGACGAAGGAGGGGTAGGTGAGCCTTAACGAGATCTGGTTAAAGAAGAGGGCCAAGACAAGGGTCGGCACTGATGAAGCAAAGGACGCCCCAACCCCGGCAGCGCAGGGTTTTAACGATATTGTCCGAAGAAAGCTCGGGGACATTGCATCAGCGCTAAGGCTTACGATGCCCGGCTCGACGTTCAAAGAGACCAGGGCTGCTAACAACACGTTCCTCCTTGCTCCGGGTGGATACGGTGGCGCTACGCTGTCAAAGACCTTGTCGGAGATGCACGCAGTGTCGCCTGGAGCTCGCATGGACAGGGGTCTCAACCTTGTCGGCTCTGCGGTTATTGATGGCGTATTGCTCGCCGGCTCTGGGCCAGAGGGGTGTGCGGTGGTTAGGAGTACGGCCACGGTGATATTCAGGGGATGCACCTTTGAGAGGCCGACAGACTCGGTCCAGTCAATGGTGACCGTTGAGACCAGCGGCCGGGCAATCTTTCTTGGTTGCGTCTTTAGGGGCAGTGGGACGACAGTGCTGCCGATGATCTCTCATGGCGGCCCTGCCGCAAACGTGCAGGTAGCGTTCTGCTATAACGCAACTGGGAACCCCACGTTGTTCACCCCCGGCACCGCTACAGGGACAGGGAATATCTGATGGCTTGGAAGCGGCACACGCGCAACCTTACGAAGGAAGTGTTCTATGACGGCACCACGATCGATGGCTCGCGCCTGGAGAAAGCGCTTGGAGGTATCGAAGAGGGCGTCAACAACGTCCAAAAAGGCAACACAAGGCAGCGCTTCGTTGCGACGCAGTATCACGCGGGATTTAACCCTCAGATGGAACTCGGTGCTGACAACACGCACAGGTGGCCATGGCTTCAGGTAGATAACGGGGCACTGGCGTCTGTTGGCACAAAGCCAGAAAACGCCCCTTACAACAGGGATAGATTTAAGGGCGTGTCGGTGCCTGGGATATCGGACTTCTTTGTGGGCTCAGAGCAGTACGCTTGGACGCGAACGCTTTATTTCGACAAGCCGGTAATCCTCTACGGCGTGAGCGTGTTGCTGCAAAACGACCTCGGGGCTACCGCGACTAGGCCGTTTCCTGGGACGAGAGATCCAGCGACCGCCCCTGCGTACACATATACCGGGGGGGCAGTCGGTGCCTCTGTCCCCGGAGGACTCCCGGCAGGCTCAAACACAATAGACTTGCCCATTGTCCTCGATGTCATGAACCCTGGCTCCCCAGAGGACGCAGAGCTGACTGACGTTGAATACACGAGGACCCTCCTCGCAATTAACGAAGAGACAACGTCTGCACTCCAACCGAACGCAGGCGGCGCTGGCTGGACGGATTTTCAGCCGGCATACAACTCGGTGGACGTTGCAGATGTAAGGCCGCTATATGGGCGGCTGTTCGAGCACCGGGACCTGAACATCCCAATCCACGAGAGGGCCAGGGTGCGCCTTGCAGTTGTGCTGCCGCTTTACGACAACGGTGCTACCGGCTTCACATATGGGTCATGGGGCAATGACCCGTGGTACCTCCAGGGCTGGAGCGTTACTGTCACGGTGCTCGAGGAGGTTCAGACCCTGTAATGGCCAAGATCACACGCAGCAAGCTGGCTCGGGGTGCCAAACTCCTGAAGGACCACATCT